GCTAGAAAATACATAAGAGAAGATATCTTTTTATCTTCTGCTTCGTTTACTGCATCTTGTATATCATCATCAGAATCATCATCGTCAGTCTCAATTAATAATCCTGAAGTAACATCAAGACCTTCACCGATAACAGTCTCTTCATGAAAAATAAAGCTCTTATCAGTCATGCCCATTCCGTCTTTGTTTTTGGTTTGTTTCATCTTGACAAACATTTGCTTCTCACCATCAACAGTATTATCTTTTCTCTCAACCATAAACTCACCATCAATAGAAGCATCAAGAACAGAACTACCCCTAGCCCTACCTTTATTACCCCTGCCAGTATGATGAACAAGCAATACAGTACAATCAAAGTCATGAATCAACTGGTCAGCAGCTTTGACAAACTTATTGACCTCTTGTGCTGAGTTCTCATCGCCTGAGAAATTTCTTTGAAACGTATCGAAAATAATTAAACCGATTTGCCCTACTTCTTGTTTCAGCAAGTTAATTTCAGTCTCTAGCTTCTCATATTCCTCTGCTTCATTAATTCTTGAGCCTCTGTTAGATAAAAACAAGGGTGCTTCGGTAAGACTGCCACCATATTTGCTTTGATGGAATACGGCAAGCCTCCTCTTAATGCCACTCACCCCCTCCCCTGCAAGATAGACTACAGGTGCTTTTTTTGCCTTATGTCCATAGAAATCACTGCCTCTTGCTACAGCACAAGCCATGGCTATCGCAATAAACGATTTGCCTGATTTGGGAGCACCGAATACTGTTATTAAGCGGTTGCGTTCGAATACTTCGGTTATAAGCCAATCAGGGTTCGTTACCTGCGATAGAACATAGTCAGCTCTGTCAAAACGTAAAGCACCTTTGGGTAGCTTTACTTTTTGTTTATCAACAAAGCCAATAAATTCATCTGCTGATTTAAAATAACCCCTCTCATAAGCATCATAAAGATCATCCTTCTCATTAAATTCTTCAGGTGGCTGTATGATTCTAATATTTCTACAACCCTCTTTTCTTAGGTGTTCAGCTAATTGGTCAGCACATTCCTTACCTGCTTTATCATTATCAGGAAATATCCATACTTCTCTTTTTAATATAGGTTTCCAATCTGCCTTCTTCCAGCTATTAACTCCACCATGCCAAGTACAAGAATCAAGTTTATCTCCAATTATTTCCTCACAGCCTCTTAGAGCCTTCTCTCCCTCATTTATTACAATTGGCTTAGTAGGGTACTTGTCCGTATAATAAATTGGCATGAGAGGGCTGTCAGGACGCTTTAAAGCCCATAAACCATCAGCACCTAGTGTAAAAGGTGCATATTTCTGTTTTATGACATGACCTTCAGGAAATCTAAGAACCATGAAATTATCATTGTACTTTAGGCTAACAATTGACTGTTTATACAAATCAATCATTTGTTCTCTAGTGAATGACCTAGCACTACTTGTGGCTTCAATTTTAGGGGGGTTGAAACCACTTAATAAGGAGTCATTTGAATGTAGTGCTAAGTCATAACCAAACTGTTTTAAAACTGTATTGACATCTTCATTGAGATGTTTAATTAAATCTATTACTCCCCCACCGACTCCTTCTTCGTGATCGTAAAAAGTCCCCTCTGATAGATTAAGAGCCATAGACCCCTTGCTACCCCATCTAAGCTCGTTAGATGAGGTTTTAGTGGGTTCTCCTAGTAGTTGCTTGGCAACGTCAGGTGCTATTCTTATCCAATCTATCTGTTGCATCAGAATGGAATATCATCGTCTGACAATTCATTCTTATCAACCATCTCCTGAACTTTGTCAGCAAGACCAGCATTAGGGTCTTTGAATGTGTCCTCAACAGCATCATCATCCTTGTCATAAAATGCTGGGATAACAAAGTTATCAAATCTTGGAGCAAACTTAGAAAACTCAAAAGATAACTCTGATGACCTTCCTATGCCCACCTGTATTTCTTTTGAGCCTTTATACTCAACTACAGGTAAAGAATTGCTATTTGCATCCATTTGATTCCAAAAGCTACTTAGTATCTTATTGAAAGCACTTGATTCAGCAAAAGTGAATCTACTCCAAATAAGTGCATGGTCATGTCCGTGAGGCATAACACAACAACTAAATGCTCTTTTCCAATCATCAGCAGGCTTTGGACTCGCTTCTCCAAACTTGGAATCCCATTGATACTGATACTCACCAGCATACCTACCCCAACCGCTTTTAAATGTTGCAGGGTCTAACTGCAAGTATTTAAAATCAATTGCTGTTTGCCCATTAACAAAAAATTGTTGATCGGCTGTTTTAAAAGCAAGATAAACTTGCTGACTATCGCTGGTATTCGACATACCGCCTAAAATATCCATAATACTCTCCTATGGTTAATGTATTGTTTTATCAATACTGTTTAAGTAATCAGTCTCAAGTTGGGTGTAACACCTTTCCTTAAAACTGTAATAATCCTCATCATTAACTATGCCAAATACTTCGCAAGCTAATGAGATTCTTTCGTAGGACTTCCTACAAAACTCTTCAAAATCTTCTTCAAGTAGATAACTGTTTAAATCCATTTGCCTTTTGTAAGATTTCATCTAACCTTTCACATATTTCTGATAGAGGACATAAGTATGTGCATTGCCAATTTGCAGTCTCTACACTTGTAACCAAGTAAAGAGGAATCACACACATAGGCTCTCTTCTATCATATTTAAAAATTAGCAAAGGTATTAAATTATCTCCAGCACTATCTATTGCCTGTTGCCACCATTCATTCTTATACATGGTCTTTTTCCCACCAGCTTTATATCTTTTACATTCAATTGCAAAGTTATCCCAGTAGATGTCAGCCATGCCTTTTGTTTGGTATTGATCTAAATTTCTTTTAACTCTTGTGTCTAGTCCTTTAGATTCAAGAATAGTGTTAATCTTATTGACTATAACCCTCTCAAACGCTGCACCTTTGTTTCTGCTGTTTACCATTAATCTAACTCATTAAAAATATATATTGCTGCTATAACGCTGATAACAGCACCTATAGCCACTAAGCCAAACACTGCACCAATAAAATATAGAATCCACTCAATCATTAAAATCAGTCCTTACTACTTTACCACTCATGTATGTAATTTCTCTGTAGTGCTTACCAGCACCTTTTTGAAAATAATATGTCTTGATTTGATTATCTAGCTTCTCTTGTTCTAGTTCTTCTCTACGCTTTGATACCGCTTTACTATTTTGACCCATTCTTTTTCTCCGCTTTGTAAGAACACATGCCTAGCTTTAACACCATCTGTGATGCAGTCTCAATATTCATGTTATTTTTAATTGCGAATATCTTGATCTCCTTGTGTAAATCTTCCGATATCCAAAGTGCTTTTTTTGTTTTTTCGTCCATTCTGACTCTCCTTTTTTATATTAATATTTATTTGATAATAAAGCTAGAACTTTATTACCTACTTCTCCAAAAACTGTATACTAGGTTCAAGGGCAAAGGATAAACTCTCCAAATACTTAATACTCTCATATATCTATTTGCCCTTTCTATAAAACCAAATCCACAACATTAGGACTATTGTAAATAGTAAGAGGCTTACCTTTTTGATATTCCTTATACTCTTCTAAATAGTTCTCCATCATTGTCCAGCCATAATCCATTTGCTCTTTAGTAATCCTAAACACCTTAGAAGCATAAGGATGTACTTTCTCTTGTGCTATGAATACAAACTCATCTACATCATATCCAGCCATTTGTATTCCTCTTCTATACCAAGCTGCTTGCATGTCATAGCCATACTTCTTGACTGACTTATTAAAAGCATAAGGCTCACAAGATATAGTTGTTTTATAATCTACTACAACCATCTTATTATCAGAGTTGGGTTGATCTAAAGGCGGACACATCATGTCAGGTCTGCATTTACAAAGAATGTCATCTTCATACCAGTAAACACTTGCTTCTGCTAATTTGCCTTTAGCATTTAAGTAAGCATTACCTTCGTAAACTATATTTGCCTTCATTCCTTCTATAACCTCAAGATCAGCTTCTTTGAGAACTATAAATCCTTGCTCCTCATATTCAGCCTTCTCTTCTTTGTAGGCTTTTGTATAAGGTGAACCTTCCATGACTCTAACTTCTTTATCAAAGGCTTCTCTACCCTCTACAATTAAAGCGTGAGCTGCTGTCCCAAACTTTAATGTTGGTGTGCTTTCTTGTTTATGTTCTATTGCGTGAAGCTGAGATTCACCAAACCTTCTAATATAACTACTGCTTATACCCACGCCTGCATGGTAATCTTCATTGGGTATATCTTTATAGATAAGTGCTTGTCCTCTTTGCTCAGATGCAAAGTTCTTTAGTGATTCAATCTTCATGTATTAGCTCCCATTAGATAAGCTATCTCAGTCAATGAATCTCTGACTATATATTCTTTTTCATCTACTTGGACTTTATTCTCTCCAGTAAATACATCTCTGTAGTAACCTCTTATTTGCCTTTTAGCTAAGATCAATGGTTTTACTTTACCTACTTCGTTTAATGTTATTTCTCTCATGCTATATACCCATTTTGTAATAGATATAATACCCAAGCAAAAAACAACATACCTACAAATGATAGATACATAATTGTGTCGTGCTTCATGTTTACTCCTTTACTTAATTAATATAAATATATTAAATTATATTTATATAATATGCAAGGATTAAATAATTGATTTTAAAACAGGAACAGAATTGAGAGCATCAAGCGTTTCTTGAAGTGAATCTAATTCTATATTATCGGTAATGATTTTTTTATCAAAGGTGAAATAGTTTTGTGATGATGTATTTGCTTTAAACATGATTCTCTTTTGATCGTCATAAAAGAATACAAAAGCCAAGACATCACAATGATAGTTCTTGTATGTATCAGACATTGACCTTGAGTTCTCAGCAGCAAAGACAAACTTCTTTTCTTTAGTAGCCCTTCTGCTCTTAACCTGAACTGTATACATTGATCTGTTAAGTTCAAAACAAAGGTCTGCTGGATGTTTTTCTTGGGTGGGGAAACAAAAGTCTGCGTATTCAAGCAGAAAGGTTTGTACTAGGGATTCGCCTAAAGCTCCAAGTCTTGAATTAGCTTGATGTTGGTCTGATGTCTTTCTTGGCATTTTGACATAAGGCTAATTGCCTTGAGTTATAAGCTGCTCTATTGGGTGTTTGAGTTGCGTACTTGCTTCTTAATACCTCTTCACTTGCTTCTAACCAACAACCCATTTCCATTAATGCTCTTGTTTGTCTAAAATTCATAAAACCTGTTATACCCATTTGAAAGGTCATATCTATACATACTAATTGTGCTTTCTCAGGAAATTGTCTCCATACATTCCACATCTTATCTAAGTTATCTGTAACTCTTTTTATATCATTCTCTAAAAGATATAGAGCCTCATCTTCTGTTATGCCATTTGCTTCTAAGTTTTTTCCTACGCCTATTGTTAATTTGCCTTCAGAACATTTATAAGGGAAAGTTCTCATGCCTTCATGCTTGAGTAACATCTGTTTTACATTGTCTAACATATTATTTTTTGGTTTTTTCGTATGTTCTAAGCGAGGATAGACCAAGCATAGCCATAACGATTGTAGATAATTGACTAAAATCAAATTCAGGCGTTTCAAATTGAATTGCATTGACGATAAGAATGTATTGAATGATAGGTTCTAAAATAAAATGATAAGCGAGTGATAGACCGCAACACCAACCAATGAAAGGACGCCACCCTGCAACGAATATATTATTATGTCCTGCTTCAACTTTGTTTACTTCCAATTGTGCTCTATTAAGAGAAATAATTTCTTTCTCCAGTTCATGAGATAGTTTTGTTTTTAAATCTTTGTCAGCAACAAATTTATCCAAAATGTTACTAACTGGTTCGATAAGTTTGTCTATCATATATTAATTTAGATTAAATTAAACCTCTGAGGACTAGAGTAAACATACTAATTAGTATTGTTGTAAGACCAGCTAATAACCAACCCTTCATACTATTGACTGATGCTTGTAGATCATCAGTTTTTCTATAAATAGTTTTCCATCGTTCCTGACATACTGCATCATGTTTTGCTAGATCAGCAGCGACATCATTAGCGGTCTTACGAGCAGCCATTATTCTTCCTCAACCACCTCAGCTACATCTTCAGCATTGATAGCTCTATCAAAGGATTGAATACAAAGATTCTTGTATTCATCAGTAATGACATAGTCATCGTATGCTTCTTGCAGTCTAGCTAGTTTTTTACCAGCAATGTTTAGCTTAGCAGCTAGTGCCATTTGCTCTTCATTTAGATCAGCAGCTCTGTATTCAGTGCCATTAAATGTAATTATTACTGGTTCTTGGTTTTCCATCTTATTTTCTTCTTTACTCATTTAACTCTCCTATAAGTTATTTAAAATTAAATTATATACTAATTTTCTAGCTCTTCTATCCTAGCTGTTAAATTATTTATAAGTTCTTGTTGTTCTTGTATAGCTTTAGTTAAAAGAGGTACAAGTTTGCTTTGGTCTATGCCTTGATAGTCAGGGACTTCTCTTGTTCCCATTTCAGCTTCAGTAACAACATTACCATCATCATCTAATACTGCTGGAGTAATTTCGTATTCTTCTTCTTTAACTGCATCTTTTTCGCCAGTTACAGCTTCAGGTATTATGTTTTGTACTTCATGTGCTAAGAAACCATCAACTGTTGTATCTGCATCAGCTATAAAATTAAACCTAGCTGGTTTTAATTGTGCGACTCTATCAAGAGCATTAAAGTCATAATCTACATTTTCTTTTAATCTGTAGTCTGAGGACGTGTTGTATGAAGTTGAAGAACCACTTGTAACAATTGTACCAACAGTACCATTTGCATTGTAAAAAGTTACTTGTCGTCTTGATTGAACATCAGTACCTTCAAACTGTCCAAAAGCAACGCCGCCAACACAAGACGTATCTCTTTCAACAACTATAAAATGTTTACCAATATTTGCTGGACTAGCATTTGTAGTATTTATTAACAAGCTGCCTGAATTATTAATACGCATTCTTTCTGTGCCATTTGTACCAAAATTCATTGATGTATTTTCTTGATTCCAAATAGTTGCAGCTTCATTACTAGCTACACCAATAAGGAAACCATCACCACTACCACTACCTGTATCACTATTAGTGATTTGCATATAGTTTGAACCAACAGATGCTTTATGAACTCCTAGTGTAAAGTTAGGACTACCCCCAATTCCAACATTGCCTGAAGAATCAATACGCATGGCTTCTGATGC